TATGCTTAGCTACATATCCTGCTTTACACGCTTGCGCGCCACCACTCAAATCTTGACCTTCCTCAAAAGGGAAGATTGAGAACCATGAGGCCTTTTGGGCCCTAGGCTAAGACGTATATCTTTATACGATTATACGACTTTACGCCTGGGAGAGTAGTCTCCAAGCGTCCTTTTACGTACCTATGCTGTAAAGCGAACGGAATCCGTTCGGAGAACAGTATGGCCCATTCCTTCACAGGAGGGGCCCGAGACCCGAAGCTATCACTAGCCTCGGAGGTCGAGTAGGTAGAGTAAAAGGGATACAAGCGATCGCCGGGAAGGACAGCCAACTCCTTCACTGAACGAAAGGTGAATGTATCAAAAGTGTATCCACTCCATCCAAAATTGCGTCCGTGAGGGCGCAAATGATGATCACCCAAAAGGTGACCATCGCCATAGCCATCGGGACCGTAGATGCGAATCTGCGGCGCGATGAAGTTAGCAAGGAGGGATGCTGACTCGTGATCTAGCGACCTCACAAAGAAATTGTGAAGCCGAAAGATGTCGTAGCCAGCTAAAGGACCCTTGACATAGCAAGGCCGTATATTGATGCCCCGAATGTAGTCGTGTCCGCATGACTCCCTAAAAGGGCCACTCGAAAAAGACTTTGCTGCGTTGGGGACGAAACCCACAACACGAAGGAGAAAAGTAAGCTTATCGTAAGCGTAGGATGGAACGATAATATCGTCGCCATACACCGAAACAATATGCTCATCTGATTCGTCCACGCAGGCGCAAGCCAGCGCGTAAAAAATCAGAGTCTCGAGGGGGAAGGTATAACCATTTCCCATACTCGAGAACTTCTCCATGCGCAATCTGACATTCTGATAAGAGACCTCGCTCGTCCGAAAACGAGAAAGAAACTCAGCCCAATCAAAAGGAAGAAGGTCGAAGACCAACTCCTTAGAAATGGTATCAGATGCAGAACTGAGGTCGAGAGTTGCAAGGCTCCCGGTGATAGAACCTTCACGAGCTAACCGCTGATTGCGGGATTGATCGCGAATATCTATCCCTCGAGTCCGAAGACGTCTAGCAATGTGATCGCCGATACCAGCCTGAAACATAGTGTTTAAGGAAGGTTCGACAACCACAGGCCTATCCGTCTTAGAGGACTTCGGGACGAAGACAAGTTTACCAGTGTGGACTACAACTGGAACTTTCACGGTATCAGAGTCAGGGCTAGTGTCATAAGTCGATACCCATAAGGGTAGCTCCTCGAGACACTCGCTTAGAAACGGTACCATGTCTTCACTACAGGCTAACTCTACACTCAACTTGCGTCGAGGGTGAGCTTTTGTTTTTTTGACTTGCGTCGTAGCCCCGGGACCGAATCTGATTTTTAGGTCAGAAAGGGACGGCAGAGGACCTAAGATAGCAGAGATTTTCCGCTGTGCCAAATGTAAAGATGGCTCAACGCCGGAGAGGAAAGAAAAATTCCCTTCGGATCTGCTTCTGAAGCACTCGTTCGTCAGCTTGCATAAAGCTTCGGATTCTATGAATTTCCGAACAGCCACCTCCCTGCGGTTAACTTTAAGCGCCACATCAGAACGCTTGCTATAGAAAGCAAGAATCTGGCGTACGCATAAAGCATCACCGACAGAGAGAGCTGTATAGTCGGGATCATAGCTGCACAGGAACTCGAAGTCGAGAAGGGTAACCTTCTCAATAAAGAGTTCCCGAGTACAAGGATCGTAGATCCGTGTACACTGCAGTAGGGCGAGCTGTGATAGGAGCTCATTAGTTTCGTTGGACGTCGAAACTTCGTCCCAGCGTGTAAAAACGCGCATTTTAACTCCAAAAGAGTATGGGTATAAATCAAATGGCCGGCAAGGTAGGATAGCATCCTAGAAAGCCGGGAGGAGCTTACACTTAAGTAGGCGCCACCAGTTGATCGAAGAGTTCTGGCAAAGGGCCGGTAGTCACTGGGGTAACAGTTGTTGAAATGTTACCGTCAATGTTTACGGCCAGTTGCCGGACGAGGCGACGACCAGCGATATCAGAACGCTGATGGAAATAACCAGTCGTGATGACTGTATTTTCATACGCTACCTTAGGGGCAGCGGTATAACCAGCAGCATTTTGATTGAGGATAGCTTCCATCACAGGAACGACTGTCCGCTGCTCTACTTTGTAAACGCCCGACTTCAACATCTCGATAGACATCGTGACGTAGATTTGTGCGTAAACAGGTAGTGAGCCCAGGCTCTCACGCCAAAGAGCCGTAACTTTACCTTTTTCACGGGTAACAGAAACGGCGACCAGGGTGTGAGAGACAGGGGTAGCAGCACCGTCAAAGACGGTAATATTCGCGATTTGCGACATAGTGACTCCAATGTAATCCGGCGACGGTCATTCCGCCGGAAGGTTGAAAGGGTATTCTCAGGATTAAGAACACCCCGCTACTTCCGAAAGGAAGTAAGGAGGGCAACTGCGTTAGCGCAGTGTTCCCAGGAGGCTACTTTGCTCAGAGGTTTCATACTTGGCAGAGGGATCTGCAAAGTAGTAGAAACGCTCCGGGTCATAGAGCCTTTCTCGAGCATAACGTCACCCTGAAGTCCAAAACCGTAGCCGAGGCCAAAGTTTTCGATACCAGAGTGGCGTTCTCGATAGACCTGGGAGGTGACAAAGGTTCCAGTAAGGGACTGGCTTAATCCCCTAGCGTGCAGATAGGTGCCGATCGGTATGAACCAATCAGCAACAAAGCTGTACGGAACAAGCTCCCACGCCACAGAGGCGGGGTCCTGGAGTCCAGCAAGAGCTGGGACATTCTTTTCCTTGATCAGAGCCTTTATGGAACCACGAGTTAAGATTTGACTCTTACTGTATTTCCATCCGGCAGTACCTGACCAAGTAACAGAACCAGGTTGTTCACGAGAAACCCTAACGGTCTGCTGTATAGGAGAGTTGAGATGGTGCGCGAGAAACTCGGCACCGTCTTTACAATCCTGAAGCAAAGGTCGCCAACCGTATTGGAGCTGCAACCAGTTCTCTTGGATAGTCCTTCTGCTTTTGCGAACGGCCGAATCGGCTTTCCGAGAAGCAAGAGGGCGACGCCCGAGAAGGTGGTTAGTAGCTGAGACCACGTCACCACGTTTCACAGCATTAAGAGCTTTGTAGATCTTAGTTGCTGAGGACGCGATTAGTTCGAGCGTTTTATGAGCTTCACCCAGGACTATGCCTGCGTTGAAGTCTGAACCAGCTACGCGAGTTCTAAGTTTGTCGATTAACTTCAAGTCGTCGTTAGACGACCATGGGTTGTTGACAACGTAAGAGTTCACGATACTATTAGTAGCATTGGAAAAATTACCAACACCAGGAATGGTGTAGTTAACGATTCCGGTACTAAAAGTTTGGAAGGAACAGGTATAAAAATGCTCGTCTAGACGGGCTCGCTTAGGAACTCGCTCATTCGCACTTCCACGATACTTACGCATCTTAACTGTCGTAACCGTCACCGGTGTACGAATAGTTTTGATGTAGTACCTAACAACAGGGACCACCACCTTGTAACCGCGAAGGTAATGAGGTGAGTGGGTGCTGTAGACAGGTATACAACCCGTGTGGTTTTGAACGAAAGCAGCTCTTTTCGCTAAATTTCTAGAGCGAAAAGGAACAAACTTCCATTTATAGTGTATAGCTTTATGTCTCTCAAACGTTTTCCTGTAATAAACAGTAGACCTCTGGGATTCGTAAAGCGGGTACACATTGGTTCGATTCTTGGTACTACCAGGTTGGTTATCTCCGCTCCAAGTTTTGGAACGAACTTCACCGACATTGTAGGGACCCGAGTATCGACCCATAGTGGGAGTTCGGCGATCACGGTTAAAAGATCCCGCTGTCATGCTACACTCCTTGCCACGCTAATATGGCTATAGAGGTCCACGACGACGCCCCAAAAGGTAGAAAACGCAGCAGAGAACTGCAATCTCAAGAATCAAGTCGAAATTCGACTCGAGAAAGGAGAAAAGTAGATTAATCTGCTGCATCAGATACCCCAAGTGGCTGGAGCAAATATCGAAGCGATGGACGCCAGAAACTCGAGGACAGCCGATAGAAGATTCGTAAGAATCTCGATCGACGAGATCCACGAGGTTAAGTCGTCATACACTTTGATAGCTCCAAGTTCGTTGTAGACTAGAAAGTCCAAGCTCTCTGGCTAGGTTGACCAAGGTCAGCTTAGCTTGGAGGGCTTGG